CAATACCTTGGGAAACACCTTGCCGTGAACTACCTGTCATACCAGTACCTGCGGCCCTAGCATCCAGGTTTGACATCATGTTTTGCTGTGTTCGATTAGCATCCTTGATATACTGGTTCTTCATGGCATCAGCATAATTATTCCCTTGGCCTCCCATTATATCTGCATAGGTTTGGCTGGTAGCAGAAGGGGTATTCTGAGATTGCTGCAATGAACTCATTAACTGATTGCCAATACCTAATCCACCATAAACACCGCCTTGTTGCATACCTTGATTGGCAGTAGCCGCACCTTGGGCTTGTTTATTTTGGAAATTAACGGCACCTGGCACCATCCCTTGGCTTTGGTTAACGCCTTGGTTATATAGATTTTGAGCACCACTATATAGGTTATTTAATGCACCGCTATTGAATACATCCTGCCCAAATGTACTACCACCTGAGCGGGAATTTTGGGAGTTATTCCCATAAATATTCATTCCTTGATTACTTGAACTTGAGCCACTCATATTAATTCTCCAAAGGGCACTTGATAACTACATAGGACTCTGACCAGCCCTTACTTTTTAATGCACGCATCCAGCCGTCTCTAACTGCCATGCCACGTAACTCTGTACACTCATACTTCTTAGCTAACATCTTTAAAAACACTAAAAAGTCTTCTCCCCAACTAAACATCTTATCGCCACCAAAGATAGGTATAAGAAGGCTCTTAAGCCCACTATCGTAAGTCACCAATTCTATAGTAGTCACAGCTATTATCTCGCTTCCCATATTAACGGTGACAATAACAGAACCACCCGATAGCGCACGGTTGTAAAGCGTCTCTTCGGTAAACTCACCGTTACTAACCTTAATGACTCGCTCAAGATGTACCATCAACTGTGGCCACAAGTAGTCCAGCATTATTGGATTAATCATGTGGAAACTGTATGGGCTCATGCTATATGTACCCACCCAGTAGATTTATAAATCCATAAACCATGTAAGGTAATTGTTGGTAGCACTGAGTTCTTAAAGTAGTAAAGCCTACCAATAACAGGTCGGGTTGGTAAGTAGGTTCTATGTTCAGGCACAGCATTAGCTTGTAAGTCATCTATCGCTTGGGCCATACGGGTAAAGTAGTTCTCCAAATCAACAGTTAAGCCTTTAGGTACGGTTTCCATTATCTTTGTCCATTATTGGCATAATAGAAGGTAAAACCAGATAGTCCAAAAGGCGTGTTACCTATGCTTGAAAACTTCCAGGAATGGTAAACACCTGTTGATCGTATATCTACTTTTTTAGATTTGGATGGATCGTATATTACAGCTGGTTTCCACATGGTATCAGCACCAAGATTATACTTTGACCCTACTTGGATAGACATTTGGCCATTGCATTGGATCATAGGGTATAGACTTACAATAGTTGACACAGATAACATGTTGTCAAATACAAAGTCTTCATGCAATAACGTTGCATCTAAATCCGCTGAACCATCATCGATGGTTAATGCGCTAACAATACTATTGGCAGGATTAATCCCTATGATTGCGCCTAGTATTGGAATATCATTTACATAGTTCCAATTAAAAGGTGATAACTCCCATTCACCCGCTTGATCATCCCATGCAGGTTCCTGACCCGCTGAATTACCAATCATGTTAGCCCATGAACCTGTGGCAGTATCATACTCAGAGGTTATCGTATTCCAGCCTATCTGAACAGTTGATGATATAAGCGGAGCATAAATCATACTTGAGAAATTAGAACCCAAGTCCCTAATGGAAAAAGTGTCATCTTCCCAGTTATAAATAACCGCTAGATTAGGTAATGTAAAGGATGCTTCAACAATACAAAACCAAACTTCTTTTTTAGAATAATCAGATAAAACATATGCATTCTTGGCATGCGTAGAACCTAATGCAGCACGTACTCTAACACGCATCCTATTATGCAGAAGTGAGACAACATTAGTTCCATCATGGACAATGATGTCATCTTGTGTAATTACATAATGTCTTTGATTGGCATATACCGCGCAGTTTTTTGCAAGTATTCCATAGGTATTGGATAACTCCACTACATTCCAAATAAACTCGCCTCCTACATAATGAAGGATGCTTATGCCAGATTCGGAGTAGATAACAAATGTATCTCTTAAAGTAAGACCATCAACTATTCGTCCATAGTTGCCTTGTAATACAGATACACCTGCTATAGTAGATAAGTCTGTTTCATCCCATGTAAAAGGTATACTGCCATTATCAGCAGGAGCAGACCATCTAAAAGTAGTTGGCTTTTCTACAGCACCTTCGACAGTACCTAGTGCAAATAGAAAGTTCTTGTGGGACCTAATTAAATTAGCATGTATTAAAGCGGTTTCCCATGTATCAGTAGCGGAAAATGGCAAGGGTTGTAATAACTGCGAACCAGATATGGGATCCCAATACTCAGGGTACCAGTCAGGATTATTGAAAACAGGGACTTGGTTGTCATTACAAAAATCCCAATTTTTAGCAGTTACAGAATAAGCGCCTGAAGATATGTTATAGAAATTAGTGCCATTGCTGGCTATGATAGATGTAGTGCCCATTACAACATAAAATGCAATATCACTGGAGACCACACAGGCAATTTTACTGGGTGTAATTGGATCGGCAAAATACATTAAATCCGTCTTACCATTAAACGAAACAACTGCTTTTCTAACACAACGAAAATTATTACCCCCTGAAAAAATATCCGGCGATAAGTTAACAGGGACTATATCTGTATTGAGTCCTTTTGTTTCACCAATAGTAAGCGCTTTAATTTCCATAATTAAGCCATTAACATAATATAAGCCAATACATAGTAAGGAGGTAGATTGCCATTTGTGGCACTTATACCTGCATTATTAACAGTAGGGCTCACAGATATTGTTCCATTCACATAATGGATGTGATTATTAGATTCACCATTAGTAGTCCCGCTATGGGTATGTAATGCATCGGGATCACCCGTAACATCTTGCTGTTGACCTAACCCTGACCCTGACTGTATACCACCTGATCCAGTAACCTTTAGATAGGTGTGTGTATGTGCATTACTCTCTGTAGCTGTGGTAAATGAATGGGTGTGGCTGGCATCTTCAGTGGTAGTTACTAAAGTATGTGTGGCACTAGCCGTAGCTGCATGGTTATGTAGTGGGACGATAGAATCTGCACTTCCACCTGTTGTATTAAGTGCATGTGTAGAACTAGTGCCCATAATGAACATACCCCGTAAATCAGGTGTGCTATTAGTTCCATCACATATTTGCCAACCAGAAGGAGCTGTTACACCTGACCACATGGCAATCATCCCAATTGGGCAAGCATTCTGCACACGTGTCAATTGAGTTTGTATGCTACTTGTCACACCATGCACAAAGTTAAGTTCATCCTCTGTAGCAGTTATTGCCTTGCCAAAACCTGTCCCTGATACCCCTGGAAACTGTACTTGTAATACAGATTTAATAAGCCTAAGATGGTCGTCCCCCTGATTTATAGGGTCTTGCCTTGTAGGGTTAGATACTTGTAGTTGTCCAATATAGGACGCTGATTCTAAACTCATGTTTGGATGTCCTGTTTTGTGTCAGCATCTTGCGGTGCACTTGCAATTTGCTTATTAATATCATCTATTAATGGTGCCACTAGATAAAATGGCATTTGCTGCAATGCTTTATCAATAATATGAAGTTGTTCTTCAGTAAATTCAAGAAGCATTATGCCCCCACCAATCCATGAGTTGTCAGTGCTACTTGTAATGCTGCAACTCTTTCTGCCAATTGTTGCAATGTTATAGTGCTAGTGGCATACCCAGTTGCTTTATTAGTTATGCCTGTAAAAGCAGTCCATCCCGTATCACGAATGCCGACTACCTTAGTGGCATTTAATTTTAAATAAGGTGATGCTGATACGTTGAAAGAAGCTCTTTCAGTTGTCTGGCTAGTGTAAATGCCCCAGGTAACCGTCGCAGAATTATAGTTAGTCCTAATAGAGGTAGTTGCTTCCCAGGAAATAGATTCGCCTACTTTCATCCTTATGGCGGTACTCGTATAGTTACCTTCAAGCATTAGTCCACAGGCGCTATTACCTTGTAGCATAATATCTGCTACACTAGAGGGTGAAAGAGTTGAGGTTTTAATATGATTAACTACACTAGAGGTAGCCTCTATTGAAATGGTAGTTGATCCTGTTCTCAAGCTATTACCACTAACCAGTATTCCATATTTCCAACCACCTTTAGGGCTTATATCATTTCGTCCATTAATATAAACCCCCGTGGCTCCATCGTGTAATATCGAGGGTAACCCAGTGATTGGGTGCGTAGCAGGCGCAGTTGCAGTTGAGTTACCTACAACTACGCCAAAAAATCCTCCAGAATTATCATAGCTGGCACTCTCAGTATTTAAAGCAATTGTTGATCCGCCCGCGTGTCTTGTTTCACCATGTAATGCAGATGTCCACAGGGCCGCTGTACTACCTCCAACTCCACTTGCATATAACGCGGTATTTCCATTACCATCAGTTGAAAAATTAACCAAATTTGTATTTATGCCAGCGGCATGGCAAGCGCCATAAGCTCTAACAGTGACTGCTATGGGAACACGCGAATTAGCACCATCCAGAGGGCTTATATCCGGCGTTTGGTCAACGCATGAAATCATTGATACACGAGCTTGTGAAGGCGTTACAACAGAGTTTGCATAGTCCCGATTTAATAATGTTGCTATAGACGTAACATTATATACAGTTCCACTATATAAATAATTTCCAATAGGAAATATGAAGGCTACTTTAGCACTTCTTGCAGCAGCAAGAGCAGCATCAATCGCTGTAGTATCGTTTGTTATTCCATCTCCATTAGCCCCAAACTGTTTAACATTAATTCCTTGAATAGAAAATAATTTCCAACGCCCGCCATCCGTAGCAACAATAATTGACCCATTATCATCTACACTTGTAGTATCTGTAGAATCATACCAATAAGTACCATTCCCACTATCGCCAGCGGTGTAATATCCATTAGTGGCAACTGATGTCACATTTAAAAAAGATGTATTCCTAAGGGCAGCAATGTTAGAAACATACTTTAATCCTGAGGTTAGGCCATTTAACTGAGTTTCAGTGGCTGTTATAGGTACAGAAAATCCAACACCAGAAGAACCAGGAAACGTATCTTTAAGGACTGTTTTTATTAGTCGTAAATGGTCATCACCTTGCCCAACCGGATCAGATGGTACTGGATTGTTAGGATCAAGTCCTGCTATAGTAGTTGTTGTTTCAAGTGCCATTTCTGCTATCCTATTCGCGTTTGTAGTGGAGTTCCGCTATAGACAAGGACATTATCTGCTTCTTCTAATTCATCTATAACTTCCTTAAATCTAGCATCCCATAATGAAGTTGCATTAGCATCTTTTATGAAAGCATTTATCTCTACCATTATCCCGTTAATGTATAAATCAGGGTGGTTGATACTAATCCAGTTTTCAGTATTAAATTGAGTTAAAGGAATAATATTTCCATAGTAAACAATCTCTAGCTGTTTTTCTCCATCGGTAACCACAGGTTGTATAATGAGTTGGTTTGCCAATATGTTATAGAAGTGCTTTAAGCTATTATCGACATTAGTTGTGTTGGTCGCTGTATTCATTTGCTCTGGATTTATCAAAGCCAGAGTGGTACGACTGGTTGGTGTGGTTAGATTTACGATTGCAATATCTTGTAATGCTGAGAAGTCAGAAGGTAACGTATATCTACCATCGGTAGGATTAGGTTCAGGAAATTGGTATCTGATACTCATATCCTCAATAACCAGCAATCGGTTAATACGAGACTCTACCATTGAGATGAAATAGGGGATCATATCAATTACTGCTTGGTCTTGCCGATCTGAATAAGCAAGGGCTATTGTGGTTATCT